TTTTCCTAATTCCTGTTGTCTTTTCTTGTAAGCTTCAAAATCTCCATTTTTGTAAATCTGTGTTTTTGGTACATCAGAACCAATCAATTCATCATTCCAAGAACTATTGTTAAAGAAAGTCTGAGGATCCTTCCTGAATTTTTTTTCTGGCTGAATCATTTTATACTTTGGGATATAATCAATAATTGAACTTCTATCATCATCTTTCAATGACGCCCATTTCTTTTTTAACTTTTCCTTATCACCAACTTTCTTGTCATATAAATCCCAAAAAATATCAAACGATATATTTATTTCTTTTATTTCCTTTCCTTTTATTTCCTTTCCTTTCCTTTCCTTTTTAGCATTGCTATCGGATTGCGTTTGCATTGCGTTCGCATTATCCCATCTGTAACTAGCTGATTTTCTTGCTTTTGCACTTTTATCATTTCTTTGTTCCAGTCTTTCTTGAACAGAATTGCTGCCAAAATAATCACCATTAAAAATGAATAAATCAAAGTCATTTACTACGCTCGCTACAAGGTCGCTATCCGATCTTAAGTCATACGCAATGCCTTCGTAATCCGTTCGCAATGCGTTCGCATTATTGTATAAATCCTCTACTATTGACCAAAAAACACCATACCCTTGCATGCCATGTTTCCTAATCAGCCTTTTTATCTTCTCATCATTACGAGCATTATAGTCGTGTGAGAAATAGAATGTATCTTTTGGCATTTTTATTTCTTAATCGTTTACTAAATCGGTTTTCAAAGCTTCATTGATGCGCGTAATCTCACTATCCGTAAATAGTAATTTACCCTGCATTTTGCGCGATAATTCCGATTCTGGTATCTTGGCATTTAATGAAAGCCAACGCTGAGTACGACCATCCATAGCTTCTTTAATTCTTTCATGAAGCTTCATTGTTTTAATTTCTTCCATAAAATTTATTGTTGAATAGCAAAAATAGTATTAATTTCTAAATTCCCAAATATTTTTAATTTTTTTTAAAAATAATTTTGTGGTTTAATTAATTTAATTAAATTTGCAAATGGAAAATAGGGAAATGATATATGACTTGGCTAAAAAATTAGACCTGATAATAGAGGTTACAAAAAATGGAGAGTATTTAGGTAAATATAAATTTATAAATAACAAACTACATAAACTAAAAGAAGATGAGAAACTCAACGATAATAGTCAAGAAAAAGAGATGCGTTAGATGCGGAAATATTGATTATCATTTTTCAAAAAAGATGTGTAAGCAATGTGCTACAATTGAATCTACGCAAAAAAGAATGGAAGAATTTGAAGATGATGGAGAAAGCTTTCAAAATTTAGTTTCAGATTTAGACCATATATTCAGCCAGTATATAAGATGTAAATATGCCGATAAAGAAGGTATGGTAGAGTGTTATACTTCTGGTAAAAAGATGAGATGGCAAGAGATACAATGCGGCCACTTTATTCCCAGAGCAAATCTGGGCACCAGATGGTTGGAGGCAAATTGTAGGCCGCAATCAATGGAAGAAAATTATTTTAAGATGGGTAATTTAGAAGAATTTGAATATAAGCTAGATGCAGAAAACAATGGCGTAGTAGAGTATTTGAGAGAATTAGCTAGACAAGTTGCGAAGCCTACAAAAGAAGAATTGAAGTCTTTAATTATTGAGTATAGATCAAAGCTGAACCTAATAAAAAAGAAGTTTAATTAAATTTATTTTTTTAATTAAATTAATTAAATTAATTTTGTACTCAAATATTAAAAACACATAAAAATGGCAAGAAACATTAGTCCAGATTCGGTATCAAGCAAGGTATCAGAACTGCAAGTAGGAGAAAGTTTACTATTAGAAAACCCGTATACATCTGTAATGGTTATGGTTTCTAATCTCAAAAGAAAAGAAGAGCACAAAAACAAAGTATTTAAAATTAAAGCAAACGATAAAAAAACCAATGTAACTAGAATAAAATAAGTATTATGCACATACAAACCATCCACTACACCAGAACATTTAATTTAGGTAATTATTCATCAGAAAAAATAGGAGTTGAGTTTGCATTGAATCCGGGAGAATCAGCAGACAAAGCTCTTGATAACGCAAGACAGCTTGTTGAAGAATACCATAAAAAAAGTGTTAAACAAATTGAAGAAGCTGGACTTTATTTTGAACAAGATGAACCAATTACTGAAAAAGTAATACCAACACAATCAAAAAAGACACTAACAGAAAGAACAAAAGAGTTTATTAATTCTTGCACAACAAAACAGGAATTAAAAGCTTGGGAACTAATGTGTAAAAACAATCCTGAATTGCTGGAATATTATAATAACAAACTAAACAACCTTTAATTATGAAATGGAATGAAACACTTATTAGATCAAGCTCTGTTGGTTATTTAATGACTGAGCCGGTAACTAAAGCTGAAAAAGAAGCTGGGCTTCTATCTAAAACCGCACAAAAACATTTAATTGAAGTTTATATCGCTGAAAAATATGGCAGAAAGCGAGATATACAAACAAGGCAAATGAAGAAAGGCGTTGAAGTTGAAGATGATTCAATTGAGCTTTTAAATAGTTTTTGGGGAGTGGATTATAGTAAAAATGAACACAAATTTACTAATGATTACATATCAGGGCATCCAGATATAATCACTGTTAATCCAAATAAAGTTATTGATATTAAATCAAGCTATGACCTTTGGACGTTCTTGGGAAATATTCCAGATAAGCTTGATAATTTGTATTACTGGCAGCTTCAATCTTACATGTGGCTTACAGGTGCTACTAGTGGACATATTGCGTACTGTCTTGTAAATACACCGTTTAACATTGTTGAGCAAGAGAAAAGATACTTGCTTAATAAGATGAATGTTGTTTCAGAAGAAAGCCCAGAATATGTAAAAGAGTCAATGAAACTTGAGTTTAATATGACATTTGATGATATTGCAGTGCCTGAAAGAATATTAATATTCAATGTGGAAAGGAATGAAGATGATATTCTAAAGATTCAGCACAAAGTAGAAAAAGCAAGAGAATTTTTATTTGAACTTGAAAACAAACATCTAAATTTCAATAAATGACCGGAGCTAATATCATAAATGCAATCCAAAATCTAAAAATGGCCCAAGAGCAATTAGAAGATTTTTGCAGGGAGTTTCCCAACTCACAGGGAGAAAGGATATTTAAGAATTATAGTAAAAAAATAGATTGGATTTTTAATGATATTATAACCCACCCTTTTCTTACAACCGAAGTTAGAATTGGAATTAAAAACGAAATACAAAGTGATGTTTTTGCAGTTCCGGCTATTGTTGAAAAGGTAGCTTTGTTAAATCCAGAACAAAGAGAAATTATAGAATCTACATTAGATGCTATGATAAACGGAGAAGAAGTAAAAATTGTTGATATTAACGAATTAAACAAATAAAAATGGCTAAGAAAAAAGAAAAAGAACTCAACCTACCATCTAATGCACAAGTACTTGATGGATGCGACTTTTGTATGCAATTTGATTATGATGATCCACATGTAATTGGAGCTAGTGAAAAATCAGATGGCGTAATGGAGATAGTTTTAAAATCATACATGGATGTTGGTATAACATTTTTATGCCCAACTACCAGAAAGAAACTAAGGCTATTCGCAAGGCCATTATCAGATAAAGGCAGACAGATTTTAGAAATGCAAGCAGAACAAAATCAATAACCACAAAAATAACAAACATGAAAAAGCTAATAACAACCACATTTATCATTATTTTTTTAGTAAGCACCGGAATGTCACAAGTATTTGATGGCATTTCAATTTCAGGTGACTTTACAAGTACATTACAAAAGTTTAAATCTAAGGGATATGTTGTAGAACAAACATTTCCAGAAGGGGCTACTTTAAGAGGCAACGTAGCATCTATTAATATTGAAGTTTATTTATTTAAAACTCCAAAAACAAATAAAGTTTTTAAGGCAAGCGTTTATCTTCCAAAAAAAGATAATTGGAATGATCTTAAATATCAATTTAACAATTACCACAACTTATTTCTTGAAAAATACGGTAAAACAACTGATAGATTTCAGTTTTTTTCTAGTCCATACTATGATGGCGATGGTTATGAGATGCAGGCCGTAGAAAAGGAAAAATGTACATATTCGTCTTATTGGTCAAATTTAGATGGGGCTAGTTATTCCGTAGAAATAACAAAATATAGACAGGTAAAAATAACATATGAAAATGATGAGCTATTTATACTAAAAGACAAAGAGGTTTCAGATATGAAATCTAAAATATTCTAAATAACAAAGGCGGCCTAAAAACCGCCTTATTTATTATCTTCAGAAAGACATTTTACGCATGCCCCATCTTCAAGTAAGGTTTCATGGGTTGTGCAAATATCTTTATCCATTATGACTTCTTATGTTTATTTGCGAATTTACGAGCAGCTTCAACACTGCCAAATCCCCAAGCTTTAAGAGCCAATGCTTTACGAGTAGGTTCACCATTAGGTTTTTTCATAGCACCTAACATGCCACTAAATCTAGCAGCAAAAGAAACCCTTCTAGGATTTACGCCAGATTTAACTGGGGCTTTTAAATTGCCACCAGTTTCAGCATTGTAAGATGCACGACCTTTTGCATTTAATCCGCCTTCTGGATTTTTACCTTCTTTTCTTTGCCAAGCTCCTGACATAACTATTTTTTTTCTTCTGCTTTAATTTTTTTCTCTTGTTTCAGCATTTCCGGAGTTGGCTTCTTTCCACTTCCTTTGTTGGCGCGAATATTATCCCATAATCCTCTACGAGAATATGATCCATCCGCGCGTTTCATCATTTGTAGTTTGTTTTTCATACGCTAATTTACGAATTATTTTTGATTTTGATCTTTCCATATCAATAAATCTATTCCAGTTAAGTGACTAGGAGGCTCCAAATTTGGCTTTTCTTTGATTTGTACTGGTATTTGTACGTTTTTATGTACATCTTCCGATTTTGAGGCATTTCTGCCGTAATTATCCATCAAATAATTGACTACTTGTTGAACAGATGTCAAATTTTGCTCTTTTTGAATCATTTCCAACTTATATAAGTCAAATCTGACTCCAATTGGATTGCTTTTGCATTTTTTATAATTATTTATATTTGATAATTTATTATCCGAAAAACTTTTAATCCAATATTTTTCTCTTTCGTCTAATATTGAAATATCTTCAACAAATTCAATTTCATCAATTATTACATCCATTTTTGCATCTAAAATTAACTTAATAATATTATCCTTTTCGTTTTTATCATTTTTATTGCAATTGTTTACATGTTCTTTTAATCTTTTATTTAATGAATTAATAGTTTTTCCAATATAGAATATTTTATTATCTTCTAAAGGATTTTTAAGGCAATATACAAATCCACCATTGTAATGCCTGTTCTCTCTGTTATAATAAACTCTACATTTGTCGGAACAGAATCTTTTTTTTAATGTTACAATTTCCATCTCTTGTTCACAATAAAGACAGTTTAAAATTTTAATTTTCATTTGTTACGTTTTTTGTTACGCAAACATAATAATTGTTACGATATAAACAAAAAAATGTTACGCTACCCCCCCCCACCATAAAACA